TTCAGCTATATATTTTATATCATTCAGTTCTCTTGCTTTTTCAATCATTTCCGGAGTCGCTTTTGGCCTTTCTATAGCAGACAGTTTTCTTTTTTCCATAAAGCCTCCTGTATCCCTAATAGTGAAAACATATCAAGCTGACCATCTACATTTTCAGTTTTCTTTTTCCCCGCACCGGTAGGTTTACTATCTTTTTTCACTTCTTTATCAGGTTTTTCAGAACCTAAATTGTTTGGTTTTGGCTCTTTTTTTTGTACAGGCTTTATCTTGAGTTCCTTCTCTACCTCTTCCTTATCATCTTTGTGGTAATAATCCTCAGCCCATTCATACACTACATCCTCACGAATAGCCCCGTTTTCCCCGGATAACTCTTCCCTTGCTTTCTCATAGATGTAGTTAAGACATCTTCCACAAGACTTATGATCCTGACAAATATCTGATGCAAGTGCATCTGATTCCTGAATTCTTTTTAACAGATAATTAATAACAGGCTCTGCAAATCCTTTATTGCTTGATTCTTTTAACTCCTGCTCTAGTTTCTGCTTTGCTTTGTCTTTTAAGTCTACATCTTCCGGAGCCTCTAATACGCTATTGACATTTTCCATAAATTCTCCTTTTGACTATTTTAGCCACTAATCATTCGTTTCTTTAATTCTTCCAATTGTCTGGCTCTATCATCAATTTGTTCTTGTCCAAGATTATTTACTACCTCTACCTTGGTATCGTTGATTTCTATTCTTGTTAAAGCTCTTGATTCAATTTGAGGTGCATACTGCTCCTGTAACATTGCCTTATTATTGGCCACAAAATCAGGTAACTGATTTATATTCTGTGCTTCTTTTGCCTTAGCTTCGTATGCAATACGAAAGTTCGCTCTATTTGCATCAACATTTTCATTCAAACACAGATTACTCCATCCCAGATTTTTAACCACGGAAAGCGTTAACTCATCCATAGATGCAAACGCTTTCTCTGCCCCATAAAACCCATACTCTCTAATGGCTTTTTGAACATTTCCCCATGCATCATCAAAGCTAAGTACCGGCTTTTTGCATCTATCCATACATAGCTTTCGTATCTCTGCTATATTAGGCGGAAATATATTAGTGCATATGTATTCCATTACAGCATTCTCAGCAATTTCATACGGTATATCTTTAAGCATCATGTACCAAAAATCCATTGATGCATTATCTTCAAGTATTTTTGAAGCCGGATATGCTGACTTGATTCCAATTGCTAAGGTTGCAAATTTTTGTTTATCCATTACTTGCCCACTCCATTGCTCCTGCTGCAAACTGCTCTACTTTAGATGTTGTAGCCTGATTGATTACTGGCTTATATCCTCGTGTTCCGCCCTTGTCCTGCTCATTTTGTAGCCACTTAATTATAAATTTATTGATACCTCTTACAGTCTTTCTCTTGCTCTTATTGGCCAATAACCAGCCTTTCATATTCCTTAGGCATTGCATTATATCAACTGCAGGATAGAGCTCTGACCATTCATATACATTTGATTGACTTATTCCATATTCTTCCCCGGTATTTAGTAGCAATGTTATTACAGGTGGCTCTACTTGTTCTGATTGATTTTGCTCACAATTGCTGTCATTTGCCTGCTCTTGCTGTCTTTTGCTGTCAATTGTCAGCAAAATATCGCATTTAGGATCATATTCCGGATACTTACTTTTTTGATTACGGATTCTTTGATGTTCTCCCCAAGTAATCAATTGTAAGTACGGCTTTTCTTGGATTTCATATATCTTTACAAGCCCTACTGCAGATAGCTTGCTTAATGCCTTATCAATGTCCTTTTCTGTAATATCTTTAAGTGGGAAGCAAGTCCCCTTAATTACCTTTGCTCTTCCGTCATATCTGCCATAGTCATCACAAGTAACAATTAATCGGTAAAACAGTACTTCTTCAAACCAGGACAAGGAATCTATCTCTTCACTTCTGCATATACTCTCCTTAAGTATCCTGTTAGGCATTTCACCCTCCTTTTAAATTCCATATGTAAGATCGATGATAGATATCGGAGCTTTTAACACTCTATTATGCTTACAGCAATCACATATGTCGCATCTGTCCGGTTCTACTTCTCCATTTTTTACACTTAGTACTCGTCTGATATTCGACTCAATAACAGTTAATGCTTCATCAAGATAATTTTGTGTGATCTGTATTATTCTTATATCCGGCTCTGCCTCTTTGGTGACTGCTGCTATAAAGAACGGTAGCTTTTTCCCGGTATTTATCTCTACTATTTTCTGATAAATGGCCCCCTGCAAGTCGTACCCCCAGTATCTAACAAAATCTAGGTATCCTATATCTTTTACCCACTTCAAGTCGGTAATTGATGCCATAACTTTTAAATCTACTATGGCCTTGCCTGGAAGGTATGAGTCCATCTTTATCTTCCAGTCGCACCCAAACAGCTCTCCTGTCATAATTGTTTGTTTCTCACCTGAAAGATACTTCATAAAGTATTTATCCCTTTCAATCCTTGCAATGATTTCCTCAGCTTTTTTATAAGGCGATTTCAATTCTCCTTTTTGAGTAAATATTTCTGCATTTCTTATCTTGAAATCATCAAGTGTCCCTTCAACATATGAATCAACATAACTCCCCACTAAAAGTGCTGTTGACGGTTCCGGCTTCCATCTTCCTGCAAGCTTTTCCATTGCCTCGAATTCACAAGCCATCTTTCCATATGTGCCGTTAAAGTCTTTGAATTGGCTAACAGACATATATTGCCTGTTAGCCTCAGCACTGTAGTAATTATCCGCTGTTAACACCATTTGAATTACTCCTACTCTTCAATATCTGCATCTTCAATCACTTCAACATCACTATCTTTATCAAATGGATCCTCAACATCTATAACATCCGGCTTATTATCTCCATAATCACTTCCACCTTCTTCATCAAATGTCTTCTGGTCATCCGTGATAGCTCTCTGCATATCAACTGATAATATTCCCCATTTACTAAGCAATAACTTGATAACAGTCTTAAGTGCCATTGCGTCAAAATTTGTAGTCCATTTACTGCCCTTCTTATCGTTATTCAAGTCATTTCTATACGCTGTAGAGTACTTACGAGCATGATTTTCAACTTCGGCCCTAGTCATGAACAACTCTTTTCTAAATCCTGTAAGAAGTTTAAACCAGGCATAGTATCCGGCAATATCTTCAGACTTTCCATTCATTCTTTAAGTGCACTTTGAAAAATCTGTCACGAACTCTACCTCTCCTGTAATAGGGTTATAAGATATCAATTCATCCTTATATACCACTGAGCAATTCATCCTTTCGTAATATCCTGAACGGATCGCTAATTGAATAAACCCTTTGTACATCATTTGAAATTGAGCTTCAGGATGTTTTTCCCACTGTTTTGTCTGCAGATTATATTTGTTATTGTTGTAAGGCACTATAGCAGCAAATCCAAGGTTACTGTCGATAGGTAAGTCATATGTCGCAGCAACGAATGCAGCTCCCATAATTGTATTGGCAGGGCATTTCTTTAACTGAGCAGATCCTGCCACAACATTTGTGATTGATGCCAAAAACTGCGGTGCCTTCTTCCCTAACACTTCCTCGAATTTCTTTTTTACTGTTTCCTGTGAGATAATCCCTTTAACCTGAGCTACAACACTTACATTCTCATTCTTTTGCTCTACCGGTAATTTCTCTGACATTTTAATAATCCTCCATAATTGCTTTTTTTAGTGGCTCACCACATAACTCCAAAATATCTTCTCTACTCATTTCGTCCAAACAATCCTTGCAGATACATCCATCACTTGAATCCCAATACCTATCGTCGACATATATTGGATATCCACATAAAACACAGCGGAAAACGGCTCTTTCTTCATCTGCGTTGGGACACCTTGCATCGCAAGGATTTAATCCGCACTCTATACACATATTGCATCCTCCATTTTTCTTAAAATCGTACAGGCATTAATTCCATGCCTGAGTATGTAATGCTTGAGTTCATCCGGATATAGCAAGTTAATATATTCTTCCGGAACTTCCACCTTTGCCACTTCCATCTTTCTCAGGCAATATATATAAACCTCTTCAGCCTCTTCGTCTGTGATGTAGATACCTTGACTTTTAAGCTTATCTACATGCCTATGCAATTTTTTTGGTATCACTTCAAGGCTCATAGCAATACCGCTCCCAATATGATTCCTGCTGCAACCAGCCCTGTATATCTAAGTATCTTTTGGAATGCCATGATAAATGCCTCTACTTCAGCTCTTGAATCTATAAGCTCTTCAAGTTCTCTTGCATCTACAAGTGTATAATTACTCTTTGCTCTCTTTCCCTTGAATACATTTGCCACGTTAATTTTCTGTTCCATTTTTCTATCCTCCAAAATCGTTTAACTATACTCTATTCTTGTATACAGCTACCAAACAAACACCATTTGACCTGTTTTCTTGTCAGTATTTGTATGCTCGCTTAGTAACTCCTCAAGCTTCTTTCTCTTTTGCTCATGATAGTGCTTTTCTTTCTCACAATCACACTTCTCACCAGGATCCAAGTTACAACCGCACTTTGGACAACTGTAAAAATATGCCACTACCTGCCTCCTACTTCTGTGTTATTTAGTTTTAAAAGGTCATCGGTGCATATTTACACCTGATTTGCCGGCTCGGACTGCTTTAGCTCCGAGCATATATACGGATTGTACTTCGGATTGTATTTGGATTCGGATTGGATTGGATTACGGACGCAATTGTTGTCAATTGCTGTCAATTGCTGTCAATTGCTGTCAATTGTCAGCGACTTGTTAAAAGTATATGTTTTTTACTATTGCAAACTTCCACAACTCACCTTGCCAATGATACCGCCGGACTGTCCTAGCTTTCGCTCGGTCCAATTGCACCGCCGACTACCGGAGCCACTTCTGTTTACAATTTTCTATCTCGTATTTATCCTTTTAGAATCCTCTACTTACAAATCCTTTTACAAATATTCGTTTAATTTTGCTTCTATTGTTTCAGGCCCATATACCTCATCTTCTGGACTTTCGTATAATGGGTCCAATTTGTCGTAGTAGAAATACATTCTCTTTCCTTTTGGGTTATTTTCCCAATTTGGCTTAAAAATTGTTACCTCAACCTGTTGTACATGTGGATGCCAGTCAAAGAACACTTCTGCTCTTCCTTTTCGATTCACTTCCAAACTTTTCTCAAAAATCTTTCTTATAACTTCAGCTTGCTCTGCAGTTAACATTATTTCCTCCTTTTAACATATGTATGAGTGATATACGGATTCATTCCAAATATCAGTACCCATCCTGGCCAACTTATTTCTAATTGAAAATTCATTTCTTCCCATAATATTTGCTATCTGAGTGACACTTATTCTTTTTTGAAGTAATGCTTTTAGCATCTTTAGTTCCTCAAAATTCCAATATCTCTTTAACTTCACTTCTCCGGAGTTTATCTCTTTTACTTTTAAAGAAACGCTTTGATATGGTCTGTTTAAGTGTCTTGCAATATTGGCCACTTTTTCCTGCTTTTCCATAAGGCTTTTTACCAGATCAACTTCTTCTCTTGTCCACCCTCTATAATTTGTCATTCGCATCAGGCCACCTCTCAAACCTTTATTCCTGTGGCTTCTTCAAACTTCTGCTTAGTTATGACATATGTCCATTGTCTAGACATTTTTACAGCCATGCCAAACTTTAGTATTCCTTGCTGTAGTCCTATTCTCACAAATTGAGGAGATGCCCCAAGCAATTGCGCTGCATGTTCTACAGATATACGATTTTCTTTTTCTGACATTTTTCCCTCCTAAGCCTAGTAGCTAATCTGCAGCTCTATATCAGCACCAGCCTTTGTCAAGTTGGCAATGGCCGTTGATAGTGATGCTATTTCCTCAGCATTTCCCTTCTCAATCGCTATACTTAATGCCTTTTTCATTGCTACTATTTCATCCTGAAAGTACACTGTTTTTTCTTCTGACATATTTGCGACTCTAATATTATCCACTTCTAATACCTTCTCTAAAGAAACATATAAGGTCGCTTCCAACTCCGCTTCAGCCATGGCGGAGCTTTTTAATGTAAATTCCTTAACATTCTTAATTTCCACTCCATCAAGATATATCCGGTTATCCTTAAGTGTGATTTTTTGTAATTTCATGTTCCCTCCTATCCTTCCCGTTTGTACAACAACTACTTTTGCCTACTTTTATTTATTTCATCTTACTTTGTGCTACAATATATAGCTTATATTCTAT